GACTTACGGCAATTGCAACGGTAACGGCTACGGCTACGGCTACGGCGACGGCTACGGCTACGGCTACGGCTACGGCTACGGCTACGGCGACGGCGACAGCTACGGCTACGGCTACGGCTACGGCGACGGCGACGGCTACGGTTACGGCGACGGCGACGGCAACGGCGACGGATATGGCAACGGCTATTGAGGAGGCAATATGAGCTTTGAAGAGTCGCAATCGACTTACGACAAGTATTATAGCTATCGATGTACAGTATATCTCATATCAGATAAATAATAGTGTACAACTATCTAAAATCTTGATATAATAGCACTGTAGATAGATCTACATTCACTTAATTTTAACATTTGGAGAAAGATAATGGGAAAATCAAAATTTGCGACTGAAGAAACAACTGCAACAACCGAAGCATCATTAGATGCAGTTGAACCCGCAACAGAACAAAGCGAGGCCGGTAAAAAGATCAGCCAAGCTCAATTAGGCGTGCCTAAAAAGCGTGTACAAGTTGAAGCTAATGGCATCGTTTATTCAACATTGTGCGATGCATTAGTTGCACACAATCTTGACAAAGTAAAAGATTGGCCGGCTGCTCGTAACGCGCTGAAAAAAGAAGGCATTTACACACGTATGGCGCCTTCTGAAGCAGTGACTGAAGAAAATCAGACTCCGGATGAAGTTGAAGTAACGTTCAAGCTGGCTGACCAAGATAGCGCACCAGTTGAGCAAGCAGAAATGATTGAGCAAGCTGCGTAGTACTACGGTTTAGTGCAGGCGTAGCCTGCACTAATGTGTAACTTAACTGAGTAAAGACATGAACAAAGAAATCAAAGAAATCAAAGAAATCAAAGAAATCAATCAGACATCTCTACCTATGCAAGCTGCATTAAGTAATGAAATGTCACAAATGCTAGCAGAGGCTGCTAAGTCTCAATCTGAATCCGAAAAGGGTTCTACACCCTTTATTTCAATTAAAGGTAAAAAGTTCACATTAGAAGACGTGAAGCTTGGTACGGAGATGGACGCAGTCATTGTGGCAACTACATTCGACAATGTGTACTACGACGCACCTTACAACCCCGATGAGATTCGTCCTCCAGCATGTTTCTCATTGTCAGTAAGTGGCGAAGACATGGTCCCTCATGCAGACTCACCTCTACCCCAACATCCCACATGTGAAGGCTGTCCTCAGAATGAGTACGGTACTGCATTGCAAGGCAAAGGCAAAGCCTGTAAGAACGGCCGCAGACTGTTGTTAGCTGCGTTCGATAGTGAAAAAGGCGTGGACACTGAAAACTTAGCAATCATCAGACTACCGCCTACATCGCTAAAAGGGGCAGCAGGCTATTTTAAGAGCGTCAGCACTCGTCGTGACCGTCCAGTCTGTTCAGTAGTCACAACTCTGTCAATGGACGAAGACTCAGACTGGCCTAAGGTCGAGATGGCGTTTAAAGATAATGTGCAAGATGAGGAAGTACTTCATGACATTATCAAAAACTTAGCTGCTTTTGAAACTATCGTTTCGGCACCTTACAGCGTACAAGGCTTCACTCCTTACGAGGAAACAGTGTCTGCCTCTAAAAAGTCTAAGATGTCGTAATATTATGTATACAGTAGACTTCGAAACGCATCGAATAGTCTCTGGTTCTAACACAGCTCCCACTCCGGTGGGAGCTGCTGTTAAGACAGATGACAATCCAGCGCACTATTATGCATGGGGGCACCCGACAAACAACAACTGTCACATTGATGAAGGGGCAGACAAACTCCAAAGAATCTGGCATAGCAATGAGCTTATCATCATGCATAATGCCAAGTTCGACTGTCGTGTGGCATGGGAACATTTCGGGCTGCGGCCACCTGAGCCAAGTCGTCTCAACGACACTATGATCATGGCATACTTAAACGACCCTCGTGATGAGAGTCTTAAGTTGAAAGATCTAGCTCATAAGTACTGTGGCATGACACCAGATGAGCAAACAGACCTTAAGAATTGGATATTAAAACATGTAAAAGAGGCCTCGGCTAAAACATGGGGAGAATATATTTATCGATCCCCCGGAGATTTAGTGGGCCGATATGCATGTGCTGACGTCGACATGACTTATGCGCTGTACAACTTGTTTAAAGGAGTGATTTATGAAACAATATAGCCAAGACGCGTATGCTCGTGAAATGGCTTTGTTGCATGTCGTATTGGATATGGAAAAGCAAGGCGTACGAATAGACCCAGACATTCACAATAAAAGAGCGCATTGGCAAAATAAGTTTAATGCTGGTGAAAAGCTGTTAACGAAAGCTGTGCCTGCCACCCCCGGGACTAAAGCGTGGTTCACATTGGCTCTTAAGCAAGGTCTTATTGACGAGAATCTTATTCAGTACACTGAAAAAGGCAATCCTCGATACGGCCGAGAATTTGTGGAGAAGATTGTAAAAGATGAGGAGATTAAACAAGTCCTAGTCACGCGTTCAAAGTTGCAAAAGGCTTTAAGTACGTACATCAACCCTTATGCAGAATCAGCCAAGATGTATGGCGGGCGCTTTTACCCGTACTTCTCACAAACTAGAGGGACTGAAGACTACGGCACTCGTACAGGACGGTTCTCATCGAATTTCCAACAACTACCTCGTAACCCTCCAGAAGGCGCAGACTTACCTAACTTAAGAGCTCTAGTCTATCCGGAACCTGGGCATATTGTAATTAAAAGAGACTTTAACGGTCAAGAGTTGCGAGTAACTGCCCACTATGCTGAAGGTAACATCCTTGCTGCATACCAAGCTAATCCTAAGTTAGATGTGCACACTTGGGTACAAGAGATGATTCTTAATGCGACTGGTCAGAGTCTGAACAGAGTTGTGACTAAGACAATCTCATTCTTAAAACTATACGGCGGTGGCGCACTAAAGCTAGCATTAATGTTAGACATATCTGAAAGTGATGCTAGGAAGTTCTTTAGCGCATACGATGCAGCATTGCCAGAGTTTAAGCAGTTAATGAAAGATATAGAGTCTATCTCCAGGCGCGGACAAAAGATTCGCACATGGGGTGGTCGTCTATACGATGTAGAGCCGCCTCAAATGGTCAACGGTCGTAAAAGAGAATTTTACTACAAACTTGGTAACGTGCTAATCCAAGGCTCTAGTGCTGACATGACAAAAGAGGCTATGATCAGATACAATAGGCATCCAGAACGAACTGGACGTATAATGCTGGTAGTACATGATGAAATTGTGTGCTCATGCCCGGAAGATAAATTAGATCACGAAATGAGAGTGTTAAAAGAGTCGATGGACGATATCCCGGGTTGGGATGTCCCATTACGATCAGAAGGTAAGTACGGCCCAAGCTTTGGAGAGATGAACTCTTATGACGATTAAACAAAAGTCGTGGAGCCTTTCCACATTAAATTTGTATACTCAATGCGCGTTTAAGTATAAGTGCGTAAAAATAGATAAAATGCCTGAGAAGCCCTCTTGGGCGCTACAAAACGGCATAGCAGTGCATTCTATAGCTGAAAACTATCTTAAGAAAGAGATACAAGGACTTCCACCTAAACTTAGTAAGTTCAAAAAAGAGTTTGACAATCTTGTTAAGTATGGAGCTATTCCAGAAGAACAAATTGTATTCGATAATACATGGACTGAAATCCCTGGGGACTCTTGGATGGACTCTAACGCTTGGCTTAGAATGAAGATAGATGCTCGTGTGGATAACATGGTCATCGACTTCAAGACAGGTAAGCATTATGACGACCATGTGAACCAAGCACGTCTATATGCTAACGCACAAATGATGCGTGAACCGTCAATAGATGAAGTAGACGTGGAATTTTGGTACTTAAACTCCGGGGAAGTAAAGGACTACAATTTTGTAAGAACTGACTTAGACAGACACATTGAAGAATGGAATACTAAAGTAGAAATTATGCACAATGACACGGAGTTTAAACCAACAAAAAATTTATATTGTAAATATTGTGACTTCATAAAAATTTGTCCGGCGTACAAATAATGCTAGAAAAAGTCGTTGAACAACATTTAAAGCGGCAAGTTGAACTGCTAGGAGGGCGCTGCTATAAGTGGAGCTCTCCTAGCAACAACGGCGTGCCTGATA